TTTTTTTTGATTGTTTTCTATGTGATAGAAATTATTTGCTGGAAACATTATAAACTGACCATGAGTTAATGGTATATCCCAACTTTTTGCTTGTCTTCTATTATCATCATAATAGATTCTAACCATTACATCTGCTGCATTAATTCCATATAAACAAACAAAGTCAGGAGAATTTTTTAGATTGTTAGGATCAGTTTCTCGTAAAGGATTAGTTTTTTCATCAGGAAAATACATGGTTCCCCAAGTTTTTTCATTATATAGTCTTAAGTTATGTTTTATACGTAAATGTTCTATAATGTATTTATTTAATTTATCCCAAGTTAGAGAAAATAAAAATTCATTATTGGTTAAATTAGAATATAAAATTTGATTAGATAAATAAGTTCTATCTATCTCCCAATGTTTAGGCATGTTAACTTCGCCATAATATAAACTTTGTTCACTTAATACTTTCTTATGCATATTTTTTATATGTTTAATATAAAAATTTATAAACTATGCTAAACCTTTAGTCAAGTCCCTTAACTAACCTCGGCTAAACCGTCAGTCAAATCCCAAGTCTGTCCTGATTCATTCCAATTATAATACCAGTAATGTGTACCAGCTTCTTTTTGTGAAATTTGTTCTGCTGTTAACGCAGGTTTATCTCCGATTGGAGAAACCCATTTTGCATTTGATATATCTTTTACCCACGAAGGAAAAGGTTGTGGCCTCCAAAAAATTTCATTTTCTGAATCCCAAGTATATCCTATTCCTGCATAGTTTCCTCTAAAAGGAGTGCCGCCTTGGCTGTGTGTATTTTCATTTGTGTTATAAGAAGTTTGAATCCATAAATGTGCAGGCCAATTATTATGTTTTTCTAAATAACCTTGACCAACAGATTCTGTTTCAACTCCTCCGTCTAATAGTTCTCTATCGTCTACAACTAAGACAGTTAAAACTTCATTCTCTTCTGATATTTTTGCAAAATGAGCCATGTTATGCGACCTTGTACCTTATGATTACAATTCCAGATCCACCAGCAAATTCAGTTTCACCACCTCCACCGGAGTTTGCTTTACCTGCTTTTTGTGCACAGGGAGTACAACCTCTAGGTGTGCCAATAGGCGCCCATCTACCTCCTCCGCCTCGTCCACCTCGAGCATTTGGTGTTGCAGCAGGTGCGCCTTGTCCTCCTCCAGCAAACCATCTTCCTGGAGTTGGTCCATCTGTTCCGACACATGTGCTTGGATTAATATGTGTAGCTGCTCCATCGCCACCAAATCCTCCTGCAGAACTTGGTCCTGGTGAATTTGTAGCATCTTGAGGAGAATTGGTTGCTCCTCCACCTCCACCCGATCCATTACATGGTCTTCCAGGTGCGCCTGGTTGTCCTTGAGGTGGGGTAGTTGGAGGTGTATTACCGCCGCCAGCTCCTCCGTTTGGACTGCCGCCTCCGCCGCCTGATCCCCCATCTATTCCGCTATTTGCTCCAGGGGTATGATCTGCGCCGCCACCGCCGCCTCCGGCTGATGTAACATTTGAAAAAACTGAATTAGCACCGGAAGGTCCTGATGAAGGTGCATTAGCTGTGCCTCCTGCACCTATCGTTATTGGATAACCTTGTGCACAAACTGTAATAGAAGTACCACCTGGATTACCGTTTAATGGACTTGCAGTATAACCATCACAAGAATTTTTAAATTCTCTAAATCCGCCAGCGCCTCCGCCGCCTACCCGGCCTCCGCCCGCGCCTCCCGCGACAACTAAATAAGAAACTACATTTTCTGCTGCACACGCTGCAACTTTAGCAACACAAAAAGTTCCTGGACTTGTAAATGTGTGAATTTTATAATCTCCACAAGTAGAGGTTGTACCACCTGTGGCACAAATAAAGGAAGCTCCACCGCCACCAGCTCCAAATCCTAAAACTTGATAACCAAATGATTTAGCTTTTCTTTGTTGAGTATTTTTTGTGTTCTTACCGGTAGTAAGTTTATTTTTTAATTCTCTCATATTTTACTTCCTTATGCGTCGTTAGCAGCATCCGTAGTAAAGAATATTCTAACTCCGATAACTCTCGCATCAGCAGTAAAAGTATCTCCACCAGCGTTTGCATCTCTAAATAATTGAAAATAAGTTATTTCACCTGCTGCAGGAGATCCTGCTATTGTAACGGCACCACTTTCTGAAGAAATTTGTTGATCTTCAACTGTTCCTATTCCTGCATCTGTAACATTTACTGCAGTTCCATAAGCCACATCAATTGTATCATTGTCTGCACACGCAACTCCTTGTAATCCAAAAATACAATCTCCAGTATTAGTGCTTCCAGGTGTCCAATATACTTGATAAGTTATTGTACCCTCATTCCAAGATTTAGGAAATGCTACTGAAAATTGTGCAAATTGATCTGTGTCTTTATCAAAATCTAAAACTTTTAAATCTGGTCTTGTTGCTGTTGTTTCTACTTGTTGTGCATCTGCTGGATTAGTAGTTGCTCCATACATAGCTGAAGAAGGCACCCACATAGTTTCTTTACCTGCAATTTTAATAGCACCTGTATTATCGCCAGCATCTACTGCTTTAGCAACACCTGTACCATTTGGTGCAATAGTTATGTCTCCATTAGCGGCATCAGTTATTGTAACTGTACCTGAATTTGTTCCAGAGTTTGTGCTTAAAACTAAGTCTGAAGCTCCACCAGTTGTAACTGTTAAAGTTCCAGCACCATTAGAAGTTAATACAGCAGCTGCTCCAGAATCTCCAACTTTTACAGTATCACCTGCAAGAACTACATCTCCAGTTCCTTTTGGTGTAATGTTAATATCAATATTTGAATCATCACCTGTAGAAGAAAGAGTTGGTCCTGCACCTGTTGCAGCATTTGCAATTGTAAATTCATTTACAGCAGAACTTGTAGCTGTAAGTAAAGCTAATTGATTTCCATTTGTATCTAAAATTGAAGTTCCAATTTTAGGTGAAGTTAAAGTTTTATTTGTTAAAGTTTCTGTTCCAGTTAAAGTTACATCACCAGCACCAAAACCTAAAGTGTATACATCTGGATTAGTACCATCATTTCCTGTAGCAAATACTAGTTGATCACCTTTATCTGTAGCTGTAAAAGTAAAACTATCACCACTTCCTGATGCATATTTAAATTGTACTGTATATGAACCTGATGTTGAATTTCTTAAAAAATAAAAATTTTGTGCATCTAAAGGAATAGTTACTATTTGGTTTCCAGTAATAGTACCTGTAAACTCAATCATTCTGTGAGACATAACTGCTCCAGTTGATCCATCAGAAACTGATAACGCTGTAGTTTGTGCTCCACCTGCTATTGATTGTGCAGAAAATCCACCTGAAATTTGTTCTATAATTTGTAAATTAGTATTTGTTTTTGTTCCCCATGTACCGGCATTTTCACCAGTTGCTTGAAGTTCTATACCTAGCGGTGTATATGTTGATGCCATAATTTTTTATCTCCTATGCGACGTCACTATAACTTGTATTTGATCCTGTTGCAACATCAGAATACGTATTATTTGAGCCTGTTGATACATTACTATAGCTTGTATTTGAACCAGTGTCAATATTCGCGTAAGACTGTATTCCTAATATTCCTATACTTGCAGTAATTTGAGTTGTTGTCAATCCTTGAACATTTTCAGCTGGTGTTATTGTTCCTACAGAAACAGTTGCTGATACCCCTGTTAAACCAACAACATCAGCAGGCGTTATAGATCCAACAGAAGCAGTAGAAGATACGCCAGTTAGATTAAGTAGTTCTATAGCTCCTGTAGTTAACTCTCCAACACTAATTGTTGCAGAAACACCAGTAATGGCACTTGGACCAAATTCTAGTCCTAAAGTTCCTAAATTAGATGTTGCTGCTATGCCCGTTAATGGTTCAGTGCTAACACCAAAAGCTAATCCTAAACTTCCTACACTTACTGTCGCTGACTGACCAGTTAAACTTATAGTTGGACTAATTACAAAACTTACACTACCAACATTTGTTGTTGCTTCTTGACCTGATAATTCATACGCAAACTCTAATGTAGGAGATCCTACACTTGCCGTTGCTTCTCTGCCAACTAAAGGAATAACTTGATTAGGAGATTCACCCCAAGAATTATCTCCCCATGCATCTCTACCCCAACCAACTAAAGTTCCAACATAAGACATAGTTGGTGTAGCAAAAGTTGCTGATACTCCTGTTAATGGCACTCCTATTTCACCATCAACTTGTAAACTACCAACGCTAGTTGTCATAGAGTGATTAGAACCAATCATCTCTAATAAATATGTAAATACTGGAGTTATAGAACCTGGTGAAGCTGTTGCTTCAATACCTGTTAAAGATACAGTTTCATCTGCGCCTTCTCCCCAATCTGCTTGGTTCCAAGTTAGTCTTCCCCAACCTGTTTCATTAAATGATTCTGTAGTACCTAAAGAAGTTGTAAGGCCAAAACCTGTTAATGTAACAACTGGATTATCACTTTCTCCATAAGGTTCTTCACCCCAACTAGCTCTACCCCAACCTTGATTAGCTCCTGAAACTACATCTCCAACAGATACGGTTGCCGATACTCCTGTTACAGAAACTAACTCATCAGTAGCTTGTCCCCATGAACCACCGGTATTCCAAGCATCAGCACCCCAACCACTAGTTATAGCTTCAGTTGTACCCCAACGACCTGTGTTCCAGGTTGTGCCTGATTGATTCCAAGTGTTTGCCATAAGGAGGACCTCCTTATGCTATACGTATTATTGCGTTAGATGCGTCTGCTGTTGGAAATTGAATTGTAAAAGTTCCAGAAGAAACTGTTTTGTCACCACCAAAAGCGATAACAGCAACAGCTTTGTCAGATTGTGTGTCATTATAAATTAATGCACCATTGGCTGTAAAAGATGCAGAAGTATAACTAACATCTGCAAAATCACAAATTGCAGTTGTTCCAGAAGTTGTTGGAGTTACACTTGTAAGAGTTGCTCCACCTGCAGTGTATGCAGTTCCAGATGAGTTTGTAATTTCGTTTGAAGTTGAATAAGCAGTCGTACCTGCACCTAAAGATGCATCACTTGTAAATAAAGCTATCTTAAAAGTATTTCCACTTGTAGCTGTAAAGTTATGTGTACCAACTAAAATTTCTTGTTTGAAACTTGTACAAATTGCTGATGTTATTGCCATAATTTATCTCCTAAGGGTTTGCTGAGTTCACTGGTATACGAATTGCGCCATCAGTATAGTCATCTCTTCGTCTTCTACCAACTTGCTCATTAGCAAACTTCTGTACCTCTTGTTTATACTTATTTTCATATAGTGTCAACATATCTATTGGGCCTTTTAAAAAGCCATATGCTTCTGATAGACAGCAATATAATAGCCCATTTGGAAAGTTTAAACTAATATAATTAGTATCATTATTTTCTAATAATGCAGGGGCTGCATTGTAATGAACTCTAAATTTATATGTTGTATCAGGAACTGGAGCAAAATACATTCTTCCAGATGTAGTGTCTGACTCACCTGTAGCTCCACCAAACATAGCATAATATTTTGGCTGACCTCTTTTACCAGAAGCTGTTGATGAAATATACTCTTGTAAATATGTTACATCTTTTTTCTCTAACCAAATATTAGGACCAGTTGAAGCTGATGTTGAATCATATACTTGTATTCCTCTTATAAATACTGCTCCTGCTGGAGCATTTATTGTTTCTTGTCCAGTAACTAAATTACCTGTTTGTTGTTTTCTATCTGCATCAATAGGTATATCTCTAAATATTCTATACTGTGCATTTAATATAATATTTTCACAAACAGCATCTGTTAAAACATTTGAATCTGTTTCTGTATAACTTCTTATTTGTGTTATTAATCCTGATGCACTTAATCCAGCCATTACTTAATTATCTCCAAACAATTTAAACAACTTTTTGTAAAAGAAGTGTGTTCCCAACAATGTTGTTTTTTTAAAAATCTATACCAAAAAAATTTTATTTTATTTATCATGCTTCTATGGTTACGGGTCCAACAGAACAACCGTATCCTCCTCCTTTTATTCCACCAGTTGTAGCAGTATCTGTATCAACTGTAAAATGAAAATAATTAGATGTAGCATAATCTGTTGTTACGACTGCATCATTTTTATATAATCCTGTTGTAATTGTATAACCTGCTGACTTTGCTATATTAGCACCTGTAATACCATCAAAACCTTGTGGGTTAGAATATGTAAATGAACTCCCTGCAGATGTAGTTGGTGATCCTCTAAATCTGTAAGTTGTTCCACTAGTTAAACCATGTCCAGGTGAAAATACATTTATAATACGAGATCCTGCTTCATATGTTTCAAAACCATTATTAGGTATTCGTACAGTTGTAGCTGGTTCTGTTCTATCACTTCTAACGTGTCTTAGTGCAATACCATCAGCAGAAATTGGTTTTGGTTCTAATTGTGGTTGTTTTGGTTCAAACTCAGATACATGTACAAACGCACCATTCCACTCCCTAACCATTTCTCTATATGGAAATTCCATACCAGATCTATCTGATATTGCTTTTGCATGTTTACCTGTTGCGTACTTTGCCATTATGTTCCCGGATAATAAGCTTTTGGTGTAATATATGTGCTAGAAGCTGAACCATCTTCTGCAAGAGCTCTTGCTAATTCATCTTCATAATATAATTTTGTTTGTTGAACTAATTGTGGTGCATATTTTTGTGCTAAATAAAAAGCTAAACCTGAAGTCATGCAAGGCACAAATCTAAATGGAACATCTGTTGCATTTGTATAATCACCAACATCTTGAATTCTTTTTATAAAATAAAAATGCATGTCTTTAGATGCATTTGTAGAGTCTGGAGTTGGATAAACGTGTATTCTAACTTTATCAATAAATCTTTCTACCCAATATTGATTAGGAGTACCTTTTGATAATTTATTAGAAAAACCTGCATAAGTAGACCTGTCTACTTTTGTCATTGGACTATCTGATTGTGTTGTTTGAGTTCTATTAGATCTTAATTGTGCCTCAAGGACATCTGACATACCATATATCCCATTAGTAGGAGTAGTTGTTGCAGAAGTCCCATCACCACTAGCTCTAAAAAAATCATAGTCTGATTGACCTTCAATTAAATCAAGATTAGTTTCGTCTATTTCCCAATAGTGAATACCTCGATTACCCCACTCTTGAAATAAAATGTTAAGAGATCGTCTTGCAGATTTAAGTTGATAACCTGCAACTGAATTTAATCCGATACGTTCAAATGCATCTTCTATTATTTCTTCAATAGAAAAAGTTTTATCGAACGTTGTTGTTCCCGAGGTAGTATTAGCCATTTAAACTCCTACGATTCGTAGACTTTAATCCATTCACAAACAACTGTTGCATTATCACCTGCTGTACAAGCTGGTAATACTATGTTGACGTCTCCACTGTAACCACTAGCTTCTGTATTTTTTAAACCACCAAATGAAGAATAGTCATATTCCATTTCTCCATTTAAAGTTTGAAAAACAATATTAGTTCCAGAATTATCCCAGTCCATACGTAAAGCATCTACTGGTGCTGTTACTGAAACGTTAAAACTAACTTTATTTAATCTTACAGTTTTGCAAGTTTTACCATTGTTTGATGTTAATGCAGAAACGTCAACTATTTTAGTTGTGCTTCCAGAGTTATCAGAAACTACATTGTAGTGAGTGATTAGTTTTTTTGCTCCGTCAAATACAGTTGTATTTAATACTGTGTCTGCCATGTTTTTGTCCTCCTTTTAAAGGACGCCTGCATTACCAGGCGCCCCGAGTTAATTTATTACGCGTCTGCGTATGGTGTTACTATTGTACCTGATCCAATCAATAAAGAATTGTGAACCATGTAAGTAGCAGTATCAATCGCTGTGAAAGATACTACACTACCAACGATTCCACCTTTTGTAGAACCATTCATAGTAATAACATCGTTAGATGCGCCTGGTACGAAAGCTTTTTTCGAACCATCATCTACACCAATCATAATAGCACCTTTAAATTTATCAGTACCATCTGTTTTGATGTCCATATCAGTAGCTGCTGTTTCAACAAAAAATGTGAAA